TCTACCAAATGTTCCGTTTCCAAATACAACTTTGTAACTACCATTTGTTGATGGCTCCACAAAATAAACATTTGATGAACCAGTTAATCCAAACAATGTATTAGCTCTTGTATATATTGCATTAGTACTATCGGTATTAGATGTTCTAACTTTAACTTCAAGACTGGTAACATCTACATCAAAATTATTAATGAAAAACTGCGAGGTGTTTGGAGATGTATTTGTAACAAGAAACGCTTCCTGTACAAGTTCACCTTCATAGATAGCTACATTGGAAGCTATATAATTATTGTTTGCAAGAACAGAAATACTACTATTGGTCGAAAACGTATAAGTATTGTCTCCAACTGTAGTTGTAAATGATGTCAATCTTGGTATAGTAATCTTGTGAGGATTTGATGAGGGATTAACATCGATGTCAATATATGCAACTGATGATCTATATGATCTCGGAAGGTAGTTTAACGATTTAGCAATTGAATATACACTATCTCTCAGTTGTGCACTATCCAGAAACATTTCTGAAGCTACGTGATTTAGGTACACACCGTTGTAATAAGTGTTATATGCCAAGACATCTAGCAACACATTCAAACTTGAACCAGCAAAGTCATAATCCTTGAAAACATCTTGTCCTTCCATAAACGTCTTCAAATTTGACTTGATAGAGTCAAATTCTAAATTGGCAACTGTAAATTCTGTATTAGTAGCCATTATCTAGTCCTCTCGAGTATGACAGACAGTGTTGTTGGTTCTACACTATTTATTAATCTAAATCGAACTGTTATATCTGCTCGGTTTCGATCGTGATCAAAACTAACATCGGATGTTATAAATTCTGCTCTTGGTTCATAATTGTCAAATACGTCTTGTATATAATCTTTTGTTTGTTGATAAACGGCTGGGGTAGCATTTTCAAATAACAGAGCTCTTAGATTTGCACCAAGTTCAGGATAAAATAATCGTTCATATTTATTTGTTAACAACAAATTTTTTACAGATTGTTTTACAGACTCTTCATTTGTTTTTGTATTTAACTCACCAGTTTGAGCATGGCGAGAAAAGTCAGTAAAGAAATCTCTATAAAAAATCTTTTTATCTCTTGTTAGTTCAGTGACGCTATCTAACTTACTCATTGTTCTTTCCTATTTAAATTGAGCAAAAACACCGCCAGCAAGTTTGGCTAGCTTTTGTCTAACTTGTGTTGGATCTGTATCAGCAATAAATGTATCATCATCTTCAGCACCTGGGGACGGGGGACTTTGACCTGGTGGTAATGGTTTTCCTAGTCTATCAAATAAATTTTGAGCTATGTCACCAACTGCTGCCGCCTTCGTTTCAAGAACAGCTACTTGTTCTGCATTTATCTTAACCCCTAATATACTATCAACTGTTACTTTAGCTGCTACAGAACCTTTTTCTGTTGGAGCTTCTGGTATCTTTATTTCAATCTTATTTAAAGCTCCTGCAGCTTTCTGAAAAAGAGTTGTACTTTGAGAAACTACTGTGCTTAATCCTCCAACAACTTCTCTTACTTTTCCCTCTGCTGCTTGTCTTCCCATCTTATATTGGGCTTCAAATGTTGCCATATCTGGGAAACCTGAAGGTACCCATTCACTTCCTCTCCATTCCCAAACAATATTTTCACCAGTACTTTCATCTTTTCTTACTGCGGTTGATACTGGTGCTTCTACTTTATTTATAGGAGATCGACCAATTCCTGCTAATAATCCGTTGTTCTTTAGGTAAGGACTACCTGCAGTTGCTGCCGGCTTAGGAAGATTTATTTCCTCGCCTGCAACGTCGTCTGTATCATCTGCAACTGGTTCTACTGATGGTGCACCAAGTTTTATCGCCTCAACTTTTTCACCAATTTGTTTTCCTAAACTATCAAATAATGGTTTTGTTTTAAATTGAAAGTTTGGTATAGCTTTTGCTGGATTAAATCCACTAGGTACACCGAGACCTATTTCACCTATTCCAGGTACTTGAAAACCGCCACCAACTTCTAGTTTAGGAACAGCACCCAAAGCATCAGAAATGCTACCACCAGCACTTGCTGCTAAATCACCTAATGCTGAATCAATACTACCTGCAATACCACCTATAGCACCGCCTGCAGCTGACAAACCTTTGCTAGCTGTATCAATAGCAGCATCCAAACCGCTCAAACTTGGAGCTTGTAATGATGCACCTATTGAACCTGCTAAATCACCAACTGATGGTATATCAGGCAAACCAGCGCTAGAGATAAGTTTATCAAGACCGCCTGGAGGACTTAGTCCAGCCATTACATCACCCATCATACTTTGCAAACCCTTTAAGTCTGGTTTAAGCGCATCAGCTTTAGCAAGCATACCACTCATTGCTCCAGAGACAGCTTCTTGTACTTCTGAAAATTTAGCTTCTAAAGCAGCAGGATCTAAATTAGCTATATCCAAGTCACCAATTTCTGCTGCTTTAGCGGCCATTGTAGCTTGAATATCTTGGATAGCATTATCTACGCCAGCTGCACTTAAAGCTGAGTTAAAATCAGCTAATGGTATGCTTGGTATACTTGGTATTGTTGGAATTGCCATTTTTATTTACCTATCCTGGATGCGATGGTGACGCTGGTGTTTCAAGAGGATCACAATTAACTTCTCCTGGTCGAGTTGGATCATCAGGACACGTATAATCAATACCATCCTTGTGTCTATTGTACTTATCAGACCCTTTCATTTCTCTCCACACACCATTATGATCAAAATGGTTTTCACCTGTATACTTAACATAGTATGTGCTACTATATGTTTGATGAGCGGCACCACCAACACTAGTTTTATATGTTGACCCAACGGATAAATCATATGCGCTTGCAACTTTTATATTGTAATTACTACCAGTATCAAAATTCATACTTGAAGTTGACTTAATATTTAATCTACCCGTATTAGCTGCATAACGATTAATTTCTGTGTTTGCTGCTCGACCAGCACCACTAGCGCTATCTGAGGTACCTGGCATTCCTTTTGCCGCATCTTTTGATGATCCAATAATAAGATTGGTATTAGCACCAACAGAGATAGTTAATGAACCACCAATATTTTGACGAGTCCAACCATCAGTATCGATCATTACGTTAGATGAGAATATGGTATTGGATGTACCTTTAATTTTAACTTCGTGATCACCTTCTACTGTCTTTTTGTAATTACCAGTTACTCTTTCTTTTCTATATCCGTTTATCTGAGTTGCTTGATTAGTTAATACAACCTTCTGTTCGTTTCCTCTAATCTTTGTTACCATATCTCCATCAACCCGAAGATGATAGTCACCTGCAACTTCTTGATACATATTTCCTTGAGTTAATAAACGAACATCACCTTTAACAGTTAAATTCATATTGCCTTCTACAACAACATTCTTTCCTCTCAAGAAGATTTCATAATCATCACCAACAATTTTTGTTACTCTTGAACCATCTGGTTGAATTTCATAAAATGTACCTTTTTTATGATATTGGTGAATACGTTCGCCATCAGGCGTATCATCGTATTCCATAACATGACCAGACTCAGTTGTATAAGTATGGTTCATTGGATATGTTGATTTACTAGGTTGTTGTGATGGTTTTGAGCCATCATTTAATTTTTGTTCTTGCCAAGGATGACTTTGTGCTTGATCCTCATCCAACCAACAATGGTCGTTGTCTTTTAAACCAGCATTACCCCCACTTCTTGGATTAGGTTCACTCCACTTATTTCTAAAATAGAAATCTTCAGGCGCACCCATATTATCTTTTGCTGTGTTTGGTGTAATTGGACCATCTAAGTCTCTTACTGATGCAGCAGTTGGAGGAACAGCAGTTGGAACATCTGTTACTCTATCTCTTACTTTTACAGCAAGCGATTCTTCAGACCATGCATCATCACCTCTAGCAAGTTTGTTTGTTGATGATTGTTTTAAGTATTTTTCTTTTGGATATACACCCAGTGGATCAGAAAAACCAACTGTCTTTGGAATCTTATCTTTGGGTATACCAACCATTGTACCAAGAACAATAGGTTGCTGTTGTTCTTGGCCATCGAGAAACAATCCAAACACAACAGTACCTTCAACAGGACCTGTACCACTTATTCCAATACCACTCATTGATGCACTATTGTATGGCATAATTGGCATTGCCCAAGGCAATTGTTTTGTTGGTATCGCAGATTTATCTTCTGTGTGTATTCCAAAACATCTAACTTTAACACGACCAATTTGCAGAGGGTCATTACGATCTTCAACAACGCCAACAAAGTGTTGCATCTTTTGTAAATTTTGTGCTGAATTTAAACTCACTTCTCAACCTCCAATAAACTATCTTTTATAAGGCTTAGCGATGTTGAAACATTTGAACTACTAAATGAATGATTAACTTGTTCAATTAACCAATAACCAGCAAACTTATGTTCATCTAAATTGACAGGTGTGACACCCGATTGCTCAGGCATTTCAATCTTTACTACCATACCAGGTTTCCAAAAGAAGTCTCCATCAACTGTAACAGAACATTTAAAATTATTTAGAGCCATCAAGTATGGAAGTCGATTAGCCATTATATGTTCAAAATATTGATTTTGTTTGCTTGTATCTTTTAAAACTAAATGTTCGTAATTTGATGATGCTATTGAATCTACCCAAAAATCATCAACCAAACCAGCATCACCTAAATGATTATACTGAGAGAATTTTTCTTTATAATTAAAATTCACATCACTATATGTTTGGCCTATAAGATCAAATGTTCTAACTGTATTTTTTAAACTTCCTGATGCTAAGTTAAGCATTGAATCTGATCCTTCAAGATCAGATATTTCAAATATTTTTCTATATATGTTTGGACTTTGTAATTTATCTGGTGTTACATCGTATATTAGAGTATAAGGAGTTGGATTAGCTTCAACAGCAGCTATCCCTTCTTTAATTAATGTTTCAATATTATGATAATGATATCCATTGAAATCTTGATAAAACGTAAACAAACTTGCTATATTTTTTGGTGTAAATGTTCTTCTTGCACAAAAATCAATTGCTTTAAATGGTTGTAATCCAGGAACAATAAAGTCATTTATAATATTTGTTTCATGAACATCAAATGGTGTGTCATCAAACGCTAATGTTCCATAATTTTTAAAATACTTTTTATTAATTGGATTTTTTAATATATGACTATCGTATATACTATTAGCAACATTACCATATGTATTTGAATATGATTGGTTAACACTACTGTTTATACTAAGTAGCTTTTCTTTTGTTACACAACGTAATGAAAAAGATTCTGTATCACCTTTACGACCAAAGTCTATTTCTTCAATTTCACAACACCAAAATTGCAAATCAATTTCAGTTGGTTCTGGTGTTTTTAATTTATCATCTAATTGGGGCTTCTTTGCTTTTAAGCAAACAAACTCTTGACCTTGTAATCCTTTTTTATTGAAGTTTGTTAATTGACCTTGACCTTCTGAAACAATAAAGTTTGCTTCAATATCTTCATTAAACAAACTTTGGGTAATGCTAGTTTGTACGAGCATACCTTGACCATGTAGACTAATACCTTGTACAGGTCCACTTTCACCCAACACAAATAAATCAACTTGCTCAATATCAACCGTACCGGCTGAATTTCTTTCGGTCATTAGTCTTCCTACAAAGAAAAAGGTCTTTTGAAAATCTTCTTCACTTCTTGCATTACAATTGGTAGATATGCTTTATTAACAAGTTGTATGTGTCTATTGTTTTCATTTACTTGTTCGTGATAATCATATGCATATACAACTTGATAATCACCAGCATCTATATAATCAAGAGATGTTGAATGATTATATGTATCAGCAGATATTGTTATATCTTTTGTCCTGTGTGTATAATGAAGTACTGTATTTTTTGCAGTTTCGATCGTACCATACTTTTTTATCATCCATCTGTCAAAATCAGTTGTCCTTATTGGCCAGCTGTAGTATGGATCAATCTCTTGGCTTGGTAACAAAACTAACCAAGCCATTCTTGAATCATCATAATAATCAAATGCGACTGTCTCTGGTCTGTCTCCATCAGGAACAGTATAGCTTTGCAAACTTATAACATCTTCTTTAACAAGATCTGTAACCTTAACACCCTTGGTTATATCAACAATCTCTCTATTCTTAAATGTAGTTCTAGGCATATATTTTGTAAGCATCAGAACGGCCCGCCATCTGTCACGCTGGCGCCCTTCGTCTGACCTCTAAATTGACTTGATTCAACACCCTCAACAGGTGTACCATCATAATCTTCTCTAGTCCAAACATCAATCTCTTGAAAGTTCATATTTAATGTGACACCAGCTGGTTTACCATCTTCCATAAAAGCAGGTCCAAATGGAGTATAATTTACAGCAAGATTTGTACAAAATGCTGGTTTAAATACTTGTGTATGATTACCACCTTTTGTGTTTATTCTTAAATGAAATTCATAAGGATATGTTAATGCTAGTCCTTTAAGAGCTCTTTTGGGTAATGAATCTATACGTAAATTATTAATCATATCTGTAAGTACTCTACCCTCTGCTGCAGAAGCAGGAAATAAATTCCAACTAAAGCTATAGTTTTTCAAATTGACCCCTTTAAAGAAAGTTGTCTTATGAGGATTAGGTACACTTCCAAGTACAGCTCCAGCAGCGCCCCCTACTCTTTCGCCTAATGCTTCACCAAATGCGGCATTAAGTGCTGCAAGT